GAATCCGCTCCAGTTCTTTATGAATACTAGTAAATATTCAAGGTATCTTGGAACTACATTCTTTAGAGTTGGTGCTATTCCAATAAAATTCAGACATTTAAACTTGAATTTTATCTCATTTATTAAAGAGAAATTTTATTCTATCAATAAAGAGATAATTAATCATGTTGTAAATGAACTCCTTAATTTCAGAATTGTAATTGAAGGAAGTTATTTATCAAATCAACCTTCATTCAAGAATATGGCACAAGGTAACTCACGAACAAATTTATATAAAGCTGAAGAAATGTTAAAAGAATTAAATGATGTTAAATTTTATGGTTTGAATATGTATTTGATCGACACAGAGATAGATTCGACTTTACTTAAGTATGTAGCGATGAATAAGGATGCTTTCCCTGGTATTATTACTTCAAATTACTTCGGTAATACACGAAAAGAAACTCTTCAATCTACTCTTAAATGCGCTGAATCTTTACTCGATTTTATAGGACAACATCCTGTTAAATATTGTGGTTTATATAAGGTGCTAGGTAGAGAGAAAGATGTAAAGTGTACTGAAGAAGGAATAACGAAAGGAACAAGGCCTATACTTGCACCAGAAGAAATGTTAACACTAATAGCGGGTTTATTCTCTCAGTTAATAACTATAAGTATACGTAAAGATCCTAATAATAATCTTTTTATTGGGAAAACTTTATCAAAGAATTCTTATAGATCTTTCTTTAATAATAGTTCTGATTACTATTATACTTTATCCTCTGACTGGTCTAATTTTGATCAATTTGTGGATGAAGAATCCGTCCTAACAGCGTGTTCAATATTTCGTAGTTTATTTCCTCCAACAAGAACTTATGATCGGTACTTTTATTTTATAGCAACTTCACTGATTTATAAGAATATAGTATTTCCTCCAGGTGTAATTTACGAATGTACAAATGGGATACCCTCAGGTCACCCTTTTACATCGATACTTGGAACGTTGGTTAATTATATTCATTGGACGAGAATCTTTTCCAATACTTATAAATCTGTATATGATGATAAAGGTAATCCGAACTGGGTTTCACAGTATATGGGTGACGATTC